ACCTTTTGGTAGAAGGTTAGACACGTACACAGTGAAGCGGTCCAACTGACCGATTTTACCTGTACGAACGATGCTTGACTGATCGCCTGTGAAGTACGCTTGCGCGATGTCTGTTTGCATCAGCAAGTTACGATCACGTGGAGTCATAATCAACCAACGGTCACTTTCAGGGACGTTCTGTTCGTCTAGCGCTGAAGACATTGCTAGGATTGTGTTTAGAACGTTCGCTGGTGTCGCTTGGTCTACTGGGGCTGTGTCTGTGCCCAAGTTGTACGCGCCTGATTTTGCACCTGCTGTCGCACCTGCGTTTGCAGCGGCAGAACCTTCAGTAACAAACCAGTTGAAGAAACACTCGTTTTCGATTTCGATTTTCAACTGCTTCGCTGCGTCGTCAGTGAACATGTTCATCAAGTCCATGTCCGCTTGGTGCGCTAGTACGTCGTTGACCTGAACGCTGAAGTACTTACCTTTGTTGATCTGCATGTCTTGGTAGATCGGTGCAGGAACTTCAGAAGTAAGTGTAGTACCAGCGCCTGCATAATCATTGATAGTGATTGATGGTGCAGTACGGATACGAATCGTATCACCTTGGTTCTTGATCTCGCCTTCCCAATCGGTATTGGCAATCTCAGTCATCATAGTGTTGGCGTAGAACTTAGCGTTTAGCTTGTTCGACCATAGTTGTGGGATAAAACCGCCTGAATAAGACGGGGTGGTGTCAAAGCTACCAGAGCTTACAACGGGGAATACAGCAGCCATTGTGGCCTCCTATTAGGTTCAAGTTGTTACTAACAGCTGCTTACTCGTTAGCACGTTTACATTCGTACACGGCCTTCGATATACGCAGCGGTCAATTCGGCTTCAAGTTTAGCCGCTTCGTCATACTGACCCTTCGTGTTCAGATTCCGGATACGGTCCCACGCTCGGTTTATCTCTTTCTCTGAGTAAACTTTTACGTCTTTACCGACCTTCTTCGTGTCCACGGAGTTAGCGGAACGATTTGGCGCAACCTGCTTCTCTAGCTCTGCTTGACGACCTGCTCTAGGGTCTGCTTCTGGCTCAGCGATTGATTGCTTCCACAGTTTCACATAACGCGCTACTGCCTCTGCATCACCTTTGTCAAAAGCCTCTTGAGCAAGCATTCGGCGTGGTCCGTTAAGCATTGCATCATGCTCGTTTAACCACGAAACCCAACGTTCATCTTTGTCGACATCAGCAAAGTCAGGAACTAACTGACTCAACCTTTGAGCAAAGCTCATTTCGCCAACTTGATTACCTGTCTTTGCAAGCTGATCTTGCAGTTTCTTGATAATCTCTGTCTGCTGCTCAAAACGCTCCTCGTATTCCGAGGCCACCTCTTTCGCAACGCGACGTTGAACGTCGATGAGTTCTTCACCAAACTCGGCTCGATCTGCATCGGTTACTAAACTGACTTTCTCCTTCGCCTTTGTAGGTTCAGCTTTTTTCTCCGCTTCGGCCTGTTCTAGGCTGTCTAGCTTCGCTTTAAGCTCCCGCAGCTGCTGATGCAGTCGGGGGACTTCCGCATCGTACTTACCCTGTAGGGTGGTGTACTTCTGCTTAAAAGTCTCTTCCTCTACGTCCGTCGGTGACGTGTCAGCTGGCTCTACTTCCACAAGTTTAGGTTCTTGTTTAGCTTCCGGTGATACTTCTGCCTCAGTATCCGTCTGGTCCTCAGAAACTTCAGGCTCTTCAGCCTTATCCTTTGGTTCCTTCTGGGCTTTTAGCGTTTTCTCTATCTCTTCTGCTTCTGCAAGCTGTGCCTGCACTTGTCTTGGTAATGCCATGTTTTCTCCTCAAAGCACCAACTCTGTTCCTAGCGTCCCGTGGGTATGCTATTTCCGTAATGGTGTGCTTCAGTTTCTTACCACCTTGGGCGACTCTTCAACCGCCCTCAGTAAATCTTCGTAGGCTTCCGCTCGTCCCTGCAATCGGTGGATTTGTACCGTATCGACTGCCTTAACAAGTTTCTGCTTGGCGGATTCTAGCTCCGCCTCAATCAACCTAAGTAACGCGTCATTACCCGGCTCTTTCAGCCTCAAAAGGGCTTTCACGGCCTGAATGTCGGCGCTATTTAAGTCAATCATAGCTCAAAAGTAACTGATATGTGTTAACGTGTCAACAAGTACGCTGTTTAAGCGCCGTTCGGGCGAGGGCTGATAATATTACCTTCTCGACCACCCATTTCGGAGCCGTCTTCTTGAAGGTTCGCAGCTTCCTGCATCGCCATCTGTTGCATCATCATTTGTTGCTGAGCAGCCATCGCTTGCTGTTTCTCAACTTCTTCCCGAGTAGGGACCAAACGGTCAACGTTGGTGTTGAGAGTGCTTGCCATGTCTCGCATAAGCTCCGCCGTGCCGGGAAGGCCAACCACTTGTTGTGCAATCGGACTTTCCAGAACAAGACGGAGGAACTCATTCTTACGGACAGCTTCAGCTTCCTTAACGACCAGCGACATCGCGCCTCGTGCAAGTATTTGTATATCACCAATCAAATCCGGATCATTGCTGTAGCGCAGATTGCGTTGGTACTGACGCTCGAGCATAGGGGTTAAGACATCATAGTCGATGTTGCCGATAACCTGCTTGATAGACTTACCAGCGTTAGAAATCAGCATAGACAGCCCTGACGACGTCCGCCCCGCACCGGGAACGTGCTGACCAGTCATGTAACGCGGTATGCCTGATACTTCGTCTGCGAGCGTCATAAACTTCTCGAACACAGCCATTAGCTCACCAGCGTTAGACTGAGGCTGGAAAAACTGCAACGGAGCCGACTGATCGCCGTACTCTGACTGCTTAAACTGCCAAATCTTCCAAGGGTACATCTGAGTGATGTCTTCCCCACTTGGCAAACGGCTGACATTTACGCCGACCTGTGGACCTGAGGAGATACCCATATTGTTAGCTAACGCCCGAGCGGCGGCGTTACACATGTTCTGGGCGTCCATACATAGATCGGCTACCCCATTTCCGTCGATCTTGCCGGGAACTTTCTCGAAAGAAGTGAGGTAATACGGTTTACGACCTAGCGGGTCGTAGTTCAAAACTGCACGGATAACGACGTTGTCGACCATCCAAACTTCACACGGGTAGGACTTGTGCGGGTCTTCGACCTCTGACTCTGACATACCCCAGTCTAGCAAGACTTTACCGGGCACTGTGTCCCACAACTGTAGGGCTGCGATCACGTCGCTGCCTGCGTCGTCGAAGTCTTTATCCATGACCTCTTCGATTTCACTGTCGTCGTGGTCTAGCCAATCAAACCCTGTAGAGCCGAAGTCCGCAAGGATAGAACGCACAGCGTCCTCGTCGTAACCTTCGACGCCTAGCATACCCTCTACGTCGCCGCGTGTGAGGTGGTGTACCTCAATCACAGGCATATTCTGAATATCATCACCCCACGGTGCCCAGTAGAACTTGTACGGGTCTACACGCTCCCACTCGTCGCGTAGCACGTCTACAGCGCCTAGACCGCCTTCGATGTACTTCAGCGCCTTGCGCTTACGGGGCGTTGGCCCTTTCATCACAGCGAACGGGAATGTCGCGATGTCGTTCGTAAACTCGAACAGAGCTTTCGTGTACCCGCCTTCTGTCAGCTGGTCCTCCATTTTCTGCTCCATGCGGTCCACGCGCTTCTCAGCCTCGTGTTTCATCGCACGCATCGCAGTGTCCTTCATGTCCGACGCAAGTTTCTTCAACTCCATATCAGACAGAGGCTGGTTACCTTCTGCGTAGTACTGGGTCAGGTTCTGCTGCATGATCTGCTGCATACCCATCGCAACATCTGGGGGAACTTCTGGGATGGGTGTCGGGCTTATGGACCACGGTTTATCCGCGCCTGTGCCTAGAAGCGTATCGCGCAGCCATGCAGTAGCAGTACGGCACTTAGTAGAAACGATCCCCATAAAAATCTCGGAGCCGCCCTGTTCACGTATCTCAGCCAGTTTCTCGGGTTCATACTGCATATCCCTTGCGCGAACGCATTTCGTCAGACGATCCTCAACGTACAACCGTTTGTGGTCACGCATGATCTCCCAACGATGTCGAGCGTGTGCGGCTAAGCCTTGTATCATAGGCGTAGCCTGCTTCTCAGCAGAGCTTCGCTGGGCAGCAGCCTCTAAATCAGAGGCACGCGCCACTGGGATGAGTGCGGAACCGAGTGCCATTCAAAATTATCTCACATATGTGTTTGTGACCCCACAATACCTTTTATCTGCTAACGCGTCAACAGATTAGGTCCACCCACGTGACGAGACACGGACGACTTCGCGCCGCTCTCCGGCGTCTGACATCCCCCCGAACACCTCTCCGCCGTCGGCGTGGAGACACAAATACTGAAACGCATCAGCTACATCGGACCATGGGTGGGACTTCTCAGGCTTCTCGTCCCTAACTCCTTTTGTGTTTATTTTATACCGATATTTCCCCGCCATGGCCTGCACAAGCGGCAACGCGTCTTCCGGGTCCATGACCACCCCGTACTTCCCGTCGACGACACGCGTTAAAAACGCATCGACAGCAGCGATCCTAGCCGCCACCGCGTTCGTCCGTGCAGGCTTCACCATGAACCCCTCGTTACGCCATATATCAGCGACGGTCCTCTCGTCGGTCTGCACCCTCTGAAACGCAGCAGGGTCGATTATAACTATGGCTCGACGCCCCGGAAATTTGTTTACTAACAGTGGCTTGATGACTTCCCGCACGAACCTCAACGCGCCCATGCCATCGGAGATCATCGCGTCGTACACAACCAGTCGTCCATCGTATGCAACCTGTCCTACAACGGCTGCGGGTGTCAGTCCTGCATCGACGCCTATGATCAACGGGTCATCAGAAAACATCGGCTTTATGGAGCTTTTAGCCACGTGAACAGACCTGTCAAAGGAGCGGAAAACAGGTTGCCCAGATAATGATTTCCCAAATTGCGCGTTGATATAGACGTCGATCCAGTCCTCAGTCTTACCCTGCGCAAGGTTGTCGTAGTAGTCATCAGGTAAGAACTGCGTCCAGTCGGCCTCTGGCGCGAGACCACTTGGCTGTATGGTGACATGGACGTTATCTGGGGGTTCCGTGAGCAGTGTTTCCCAAAAAGTGTCCATGTCCGGGGGGTTTGTCATCCCCCATAAGTGCGCGTTCGACCGTCCATCGTCGGTTTTACACCCCACTCCGTTCATCATTTTGTCCGGATAACGACCAACACGGCCCTGCGCAGCGTTATAAATATCGGGGTGAATCTCCCTAAATTCGTCAAAAATGATGAAACTCGCCTGTAGCGAGAGCAATCGCCTTACGTCATTGGCGTCATCTAGCCCCCTAAACAGCACTTCACACTCAATATCTCCCACTTTTAGGAGGAATTTGTACTCTGTTTTGAGAAAAGACCCCATCACACCGTCTGGAATCCACTTCAGGAAGTCAGGAATTGACGTATCTCGAAGCTGTTCTCGCGTATTACGCACCCAAATGCACCTAGAACGCCTAATTCCGTCCTTACACGGGGCCATCTGCGCCGCATGATGCACGATTTTCATAATACCAGCGGTAGTTTTCGTCGAACCAACGGGTCCAACGGCTAAACTGATGAACTTTTCCGAGTAAAAGAACTCGTCGAGGCTTTCTATGACCTCAAAATTGATCTCATGCGCCATCTTCTATTGCTTGGCCTTCGATGGTGATGGCATCGGAGTGATCTTTGGCGCGAGTTATGTTGATGACCACTTGTGGGCCACTTCCATTCAATTCCGCTTTGGTATCCGGTTCCAATCTGCCCATCTTGTTAAGCATTTTCTGGAACTCAATCCGGGCCGTCGGGTTGATAGTGGGGTTCTGCATGGTACGGAACAGGTTGTCGAGGTTCACAGCCCCCAACATACGTGCAAACGTCTCTATCTTCGACGGGTCTTCCTCTATCTCAAGCATTTGCGCAGGAGACAGGATGGATTCATCCGCCTTTTCAGGGTCGATCACTTTGTAAACGTTACTGCTCATAGGTTAAGTGTTAACACGTTAGCTGATTTGGGTCAATAATTTGGGTAGTTTAGAACAAAACGTGAACAAATGGAAAAAATAGGGGTTGGGTTATACGTGATACATAAGGGCTGGGTCGTGGGCCACCCCCCCTCGGTCCCTCCCCCCCTCTGTTTA